ACCTCAGTCCTCTAACATAGACGAAAAGTAAAAACTGCTGTATGTTAGCAGCAAAGGAGACATCACATGGCTATCACGCTCACCAAACCCACAGTCGGCGGTTCTGACGGCACATGGGGTACTACTCTAAACAGTACGCTGGATGCTGTTGCTAATTACCTAGACGGTGACAGCGAAATTACGCCAGACCTGACATCTGGTTCATGGAAAATCAGCGGTACGGTAATCACTGCAACTGCGTCTGATTTAAACAAACTTGCGTCAATCAATGCCAGCGCGACAGAGTTAAACATTGTAGACGGTGACACGACAGCAACACTTACAACTTTAGCCGATGCTGACCGTGTTGTTGTGAATGACGACGGCACGATGGTGCAGGTCGCTATGACCGATGTTGCAACATATGTTAATACAGGCCCAAGCATTAGTGATGCAGACTTGAATGGCACAACGAAGATTGAAGAAGTCGTTGAAAAAGTCACAACGCAGACAAGCACAACTGGGACCATTAACTTCGACTGTAACACGCAGGCAATCGAATACTACACAGCCGATCAAACAGCAGACCGCACAATAAACTTTCGAGGCGATGGGTCTACTGCGCTAAACAGTATGCTGTCAAATGGCGAAAGCATTACTGTCAGTATTGCTGTAACGCAGGGTTCCACAGCGTATTATTTAAACACATACGAAATAGACGGTGCTGCGGTAACACCGAAATGGCAGGGCGGTACTGCGCCAGATGAAGGTAACGCAAGCGGGATTGACGTATATACGTTCACAATTATCAAAACAGCATCAGCGACATACACTGTTCTTGCTAGTCTAGCTCAATTTGCATAGGGGTTTGTAATGCCTGTACTGTCAACTTTAGGTGCGATGTCGGCAAGGGGATTTGGTCGCGGCGAGCTAAAGGTCTATGAAGTGATCTATGAGGTTATAGGCGGCGGTGGGGAAGGTGCTGGCGGTTATACAGGACAGGGCGACGGAAGCGCTGGTACGGACAGTTCACTTGCGTCATCTATCGGGACATCATTTGCCACGGTGACATCCACAGGCGGCACAGGCGGCACACAGCCTGCCCCGTTCAGCGGTTCGTTTAGAACAGGTGAAGCTGGTGAAGCATCACACTACGGATCGGGTGGCGCTGGTGGCTTAAATTCAGATAGCGGAAATCAAACAGCAGGCTTCCCCGCTCCTTCTTCTTCTTATGGTGCAGGTGGCGGCGGCGGTGGCGCGGCCCCATTTGCAGCAAATAATGGTGGCGGCGGTGGTAAGGCCGCAACGCGTCAAACTGGAACGTTAATACTTAGACCAAGATCGGAGATAACCGTTACGATTGGTGCGGGTGGCTCGGGTATTTCTGGCGGTGGAGACGGCGCAGGGGGATATGCTAAGATCACAGTTGATGGCGTGGAAACAGAATTTACATCATCAGGAACATACACGGTGCCAGCATGACATTAATACCTTTAGATATACCCGCAGGCGTTTACAAAAACGGTACTGATCTTGAAGGCCAAGGTAGGTGGCAAGACGCGTCACTGGTTCGCTGGCGTGACAATACATTACGCCCCGTAGGTGGGTGGCAGTCTCGCAAAACAGGCTTTAGCACAAATCCAATTCGTGGCTTTCACACTTGGGAGGCAAATGATGGGTCGCGCTTTTATGCGGGTGGCTCGTTTAACGAGTTAAAGGTTTCAACAGCCGACAACACAGTGTACGACATTACACCATCTGATTTGACGGCAGGCGATGAGCACAGCACATTAGAAACTGGCTATGGGTACGGCAACTATGGCGTTGGAACGTATGGCACAGAGCGTTCAGCGTTCGGTTCTTATAGCGAAGCTAATAGCTGGCAGCTAGACAACTTTGGTGAAAACTTGATTGCGTGTTCGTATGCAGACGGGCGTTTGCTAGAGTGGTCTTTAAACGTGGCTAACGACGCGGCTGTTATTTCTAACGCGCCGACAGGGAACTTAGGCGTAGTTGTAACAGAAGAACGGATTGTGTTTGCGTTAGGCGCAGCCAATAACCCACGCAAGGTGCAGTGGTGCGATATTGAGAATAACACAGATTGGACGCCAACAGCGTCAAACCAAGCAGGCGACATTGAACTGCAAACTGCTGGGCAGATTATGCAAGGCGTACGCACTAGGGGTCAGGTGCTAATACTCACGGACATCGACGCACACAGTGCGCGATACAGTGGCCCACCGTTTGTCTATGGCTTCCAGCGTGTCGGCACTGCATGTGGTGCGATTTCTCGCATGGCGGCTGTAGACACGGACGCAGGCGTGTTCTGGATGGGTCAGCGCGGCTTCTTCCGCTTTGATGGTAACGTCGTGCAAGAAATACCGTGTGATGTGTTTGACCATGTGTTTGGCGAACTGCAAGACCGCAATAAGTCTAAGACGTGGGCTTTTAACAACTCTGAGTTTGGTGAAGTTTGGTGGTTCTATCAGTCTGATGCCCAAAACGACAGTGGCGAAATCGACAAGTATGTCGCCTACGATTATAAGGAAAACCACTGGCACATTGGCGTGTTGTCTCGCACGGCGGGTGCGCCTCGCGGCGTTTTCCGCAATGCGTTTATGGTCGATAGCACGGACGTGTACCATCACGAGGTGGCTGGCACAGGTGCTACAAATATGTTTGCCGAGACAGGCCCGATCCAGTTGGGCAACGGCGACAATATCATGCACGTTACGCAGATGATTGCAGACGAACGCACAAAGGGCGACGTGCAACTTAAATTTAAAACGCGCTTTTACCCGAATGGGGATGAAGTGGAGCATGGCCCATTTGACCCTGCAACGCCTACTGGGCTACGTCTGGCGGGTCGTCAGTTCAAGATGCGCATTGAGCCTGATGACGGATCAAACTTCCGCGTAGGCATCGTGCGCGTTGACGCGCAGCAAGGGGGTAAGCGGTAATGCCTATACCTAACCTGCCAACGATTGGTCAAAACTTAGATCAGTGGGGGCGTCAGCTTACGCAATATCTGACCCTTAACTTGGCAAAGTTAGGGTTTAAGACAGCAGCCGATAACCCATCGCAAAACGGAGTTATCCTTTGGGATGACGTCAATGGGTATCCCGTAGTATCCAAGAACAACGAGTTTCGTCAGATCGTCTTAGAGGATGGACATGCATCGTTTTCCCGCACAACTGATGTCACCGCAGCGGCTACAGACACGGCGTACCCAATAACGTATGATGCGCCCACAGGCAACGAGGGCATTGATCGCGACGGTACGGATAATAGTAAAATCGTGTTCGATGAAGCTGGTGAATACCTTGTGATGTTTTCTGCGCAGATTTCATCAACGTCATCTAGCACAGTTAAGTTCTATTTCTGGCCTAAGCTGAACGGCACGGATGCTCCCAACAATACCATTGTGTATTCGTTGCATCAGAATGACGCGACTGTCGTCGTATCACGCGGTGCTAAGTTTGACGTAAGTGCTGGCGATTACTTGCAAGTTATGTGGGCGGTAGACAGCACATCTGGCTATTTAGACGCATCAGCGGCAACGTCATTTAGCCCAGCGGCACCAGCAACAACCTTACATATAACAAGGATGCATGGATGAGGGTTCCCGTTTGAGTGATAATGTTGTAAACTTTGAACGAAAGCCGACTATCCGGATTGAGCCTATCGTTGAAGACGTCCAAGCGGGTGTAGAGAAAACGTTATCATTGCTTGAGGCGTCGATCCGGAAAAACGAACGCAACTCTTCAATGGAGGACGTTGTGGGCGACATACTAGAAGGCCGCAGCCTAATATGGGCTGTGTACATGCAGGACACGTTAATTGCCGCATTTACCACATGCGTCATGAGGCACCCTCAAAGGCATACGCTCTACATTGAGTACATGGGTGGCGCTGACATGAGTGTTTGGATGAACGCAGCCATCAACATCCTCAAGGAAGTAGCGATAAAAGGTGAATTATCGGCCATTGAGGCTGACGGAAGAATAGGATTTGCGCGGTATGCACAAGACAATGGTTTCTCAGAAAAATACCGCCACTTTGAGATGGAGCTTTAGCCGTGGGTAAGAGTAGTTCAACAAAAACGTCAGAAATGGATCCGCTCCAGCAAAAGTATATGGAGCAATTCATCATGCCGCAGGCGGAAAAGATCGCCGGCATGGAGTTTACGCCGTATACTGGTGAAATGGTCGCCGGCATGTCTGACCTGCAAAAGCAGGCGTTGCAGGGTTATGGCCAACTAGGGACGCCAGCTCAATTTGGGCAAGCCGGAAGCGTTTTCCAAGAGGTGGCCGGCATGACGCCGGAGCAGCGTGCCGCGGACATTGCGCAGTACACGCAGCAATACACAGCAGGCGTCATGGAGCCTACGGTCGCTGCGATGGAAGCTCAGCGTGCAAAGCAGCGCACTCAGGAAGCAGCTACACGTGCAAAGGCAGGCGCATTTGGATCACGTGGTGATGTTTACCGCGGCGCTCTAGAAGGCGAATACCAAGTTGGCATGGGCAAAACGTTAGCCGACATGCAGCAGCAGGGCTACCAACAGGCAGTTGCCCGTCAGCAGTCGGAGACAGCGCAGCGCTTAGGGGCAGCCGGTCAACTTGCCGGTTTAGGTGCACAGCAGTTCCAGACGCAACTAGCCGGCTTAGGCGCTCAGATGGGCGCAGGAGAAGCTCAGCGCTTAATTGGCCAACAAGGATTAGACGCAGGGTATCAGCAGTACCTCATGCAGCAACAGTTCCCGCTGACACAATTCTCAGCGTTGACGGGCGGGTCTGCATCGTTCCCAGCGGGCATCGGGACTACGACCGGTACCACATACGATCCAATGGCAAGCGCGGGTAAGTTGCTTTCGGGCTTTGGCGCGTTTGGCCAAGGCGGCGGCTTTGGAATGTTCAAATAGGAGGCGCATAATGGAACAATATGTACTCACACAAGAAGACATCGACCGCCTCGGACTACGCGACGCAATCGCGGGTGACATCGCAACGGAGCAAGAGCTTCGAACGCTGTTCCCAGCGCAGATGAATGAGCGTGACCAGATTGCGCGGCAGACGATGCTGTCATCCATGGAGATGCCTGCAACTGTTAGCGGTGTGGAAGTGGCGCCTACGAGCATACAAGCGGAGCCAAAGCTGCCAATCGACGAAAGCGAAATTCTGCCCCCAGACGTTCCCGTCAATCAGCAGATTACTGGCACGACGGCGCCTATTAGCAACACTGGCATCGAGAGCCTGCTTGCAAGCGTAGCCACGCAGCCAGCGGCGCCAGAAGATCCATACAGCAATCTGTCAAAGACGCAGAAGCGTATGCTAGCGTTTGCCGCGATCAGCGACGCAGGCGCAGCTTTGCAAGGCATGCAGGGTCGCGCGGTTCGTGACCTGATGGGTGACTTCACAGCGCGTGCGGATCAGGTTCGCAAGGCGAAGGCCGCGCAGATGCGTCAGGAGATGCTTGGCAATCTTATGGGTGCGCCATCTGGCATGGCCGGTGACATAAATGCGCAGAAACAGCAAATTATGGGCGCACTTGCGGGCGGATTAATAGACGGGCCAACGGGACGCATTATGCTCGACCAGCTTAGCGAGCAGGAGCAGAAAGTTTCTAGCGCTTCCAAGTCATCAGGTTTGATGGCAGACATCGACTTGCTTTCCAGTTTAGGCGGCTTGGATCAGCTTCTCGGCGTTGAGGGCATTTTTACGCGCGGCTTAGAGAGCTTAAACTTGGGTGCGCTACGACCCGACGCGCAGGCTGCGCGCAGCATCTTGGATAAAATCAAAGGTGGCGCATTTTTGGCTGCGTTTGAAAGTCTAAAGGGTGGCGGCCAAATCACAGAGCTCGAAGGCATAAAAGCAGAGCAGGCACAGGCACGTCTACTAGAGACGCAGAGCCCAGAGGCATTCCGCGATGCGTTGGCAGAGCTGCGTTTCTACGCCGACATTGCGCGTCGTCGTGCGATGGGTGATTACGTTGCGCCAGATACAGTTTATGAAAGTAAGTTAGGCCAGACGAAACAACCGGAAGGTGTAGAAGACTTAACTCCTGAAGAGAAAAAGAGATTGAGGCTAAACTGATGGCAGACGCATTAACGGTATCCCAGCTAGAAGACCTCGCGCGTTTTGCGTATGAGCAAGGAGACGTCGAGCGAGCACGCAAGCGCCTAGCGCAGGCAGATGCGCTAAAAGCATCAGAGGCTCAAGAGCGCGGCACGTTTGGAGAAGCTGGATATGCCGGTGGTGCGGGTGTTGTACGCGGCGCGGCGGAAGTTGCGCAGCTTGGTCCAACGATCCTAGACTTCATGCAGGCCGGTTTGCCGGCAATGATTGCGGAAAAGGTGTTTGGTGCAGAGCCAACGGAGCGCGTCAAAGGCCCAACAATTCCAGAGCAAATTGGAGAGGTTACCGGCGGATACAGCGAATACCGCAGCCCGACTACACTTGGCCAATACGCAGGCACAGTCGGCGAGTTCGCGGGCGGCGCGGCTGCGCTGCCTATCGGTGGTGTTGCCCGCTCAGTAGGCTCAGCAGTGCTTCCAGCGATCGCAAGTGAGACGGCAGGGCAACTTACAGCGGGAACTCCTTACGAAAGCGCAGCACGCCTTGCAGCGGCTCTAGGGGTGCCTGCAGCGCAAGCGGCGGCGACGCCACTTATGCGACGCGCGGCGGTAGGCCCAGCGGAAGAGGTGCGCGGCTACATGGCCGGCACGCAGCGTCCGCAGTCAGTTGAGTTATTACGCAGCATGGGCATTGAAGACATATCCGCTGGCCAACAATTAGGAGCGCCGCAGCTTATGAAGCTAGAAGGGCGCGCGGGGCCATCGTTGCAGGCAAAGCAGCAGCTCACGCAGGCGGCGTTGCGCCAAGCAGGCGCGCAGGCGGATCTCGCAACGCCAGACGTTATCAAAGCAACACGCGATCGCCTCGGCAGCACATTTGATATGGCAGATGCTTTGGCAGGTGGTGCGCCAACACGTGCAGAGGGTGGGCGTATGGTGGAGGCTTTGGCGAATGCAGAGGATGCGATCACCGTTGGCAAAGTGCCAAACAAGCTAAAAGACATCGTGACGGATTTTGGCGAGGCATCTTTTGCCGGCGATGCAATCGACCCACGTAACATTTCATCAACACGCACAAAGCTAAACAAGGCGATGTCAACCTACGCATCCGAGGGTGACATGGTCAACTACGAGCTGGCATACGACTTGCTTGAGGTTCTGGACGACATGGTGGAGCGCCAGCTTCGCGCAGTAGATCCAAATTTCGTCTCGCAGCTTGGTCAGGCTCGCCAGCAATACCGCTCATTCCTAACGCTAGAGCGTGCGCTAAACCGTGCGGGCTCTGACCCAGCGAGCGGCATCATATCGCCAGAGGCGCTAGCAGGCGCCACACGACGTCGTGAAGGTGTCAGCTATATGAGAGGCACCGGAACTGAGCTTGCAGAGCTTGCGCGTGCGTCTCAGGAGGTATTGAGCCCATTGCCATCGGTATCTGCAGGCGGCGTCCGCGACGTAGGCACCTTGGTGCAGCGTGCGACAGAGCTTGTGCCATCCATGGCTGCCAAGCGTATGCAGGAGACGTTACCGCTTCCTGCACGTCAGGCGATCACGCAGCGCCTGCTCGAACGTCTTGGACGTCAAACAGGCGGCTTACTAGCAATCGATTAATCCGCAGACTTCGCCGCGCGCTTCTTCGGCGCCGGCTTCGCCTTCTTCATCTCATCAATTTCGGCGGCTTGCTCTTGGAGAAGAGTGGCCGCTTTTTCGCATGACCGGAACAATGCCAGCACGTTGTGTACACGGTGCGGCTGGTTCAAGATGCGGACGAGTTCGCGTTGTTCTTCAGTTAGCATGGGTGTGTCCTCCGTTAAATGCTAGTTAACTTTTAACAGCGCAGGGATTGTAAAGCAAACCGGAACTAAATATAGTGTGCTGGAATGCTTAGGACACACCATGTTCCTCATTCGCCTCCCTGTACTGCCCTGCGTGAAAGCGCGGGGCATTTTTTTATTTATTTGCTTGCATTACTTGTTAGCGTCGTGTTAACAATGTGTCAGTACAGAAGGAGAACCAGATGACACACGAGCAAGACTACATCGCTTTCACTAACGAGATTACAGAAAAGTGCAAAGCTGCTGGCATTGACGGTTGGGACATGGCGGCGATTGTTGATCGCGGCGTCAACGAGCAAGATGCACACTATGCCGCTGGCACTGACGAATATTGGGATGCAATGATTAACGCTGCATCAATCATGGCTGCTTTTGCTTGTGAGGAGCTTGGCACAAACATTAATCAGATTATGGGCCGTGACATTTACTAAGGAGAACCCATGGAAACATTAAAAGTATATCTCGCAGCAGTCGTCACCACAGTGATGGCGATCGCGGGCCCGTTTGCGTTTACATACGCAGTCGCATCATTCGCGCCAATCTTAGGTGGCCCTGCATTGGCCATCGGGCTTGTCGCTTTTCCAGTATTAGGCTGCAAAGTCGGCGACATCATATGTGGGGCGTAACGCTCCGCGATTTTATCTTGGCGCTACACGGTATCGACATCGTGTGGACGCCAGTAACACAGGAAGAGGAACCACCGTTTTGACATATAATGAAGTAACAGGCGAATACGAAATTACACCGCAGGAGCGCATGGAGCAACTGGTCGATCGCATCAAGAGGCGCCTGATCAAGATTGACCGGCTAAACGACATCAAAGGCGTGCGCAGCGGCACCGTCAGCACCGACATTGGCATGGAGATGGCGCTGCTATCAGACGACCGCGCAGAGCTGCGCAAGCTGCAGAAGGAGCTTGGTATCCATGTCGCAGCTTAATACGTTCGTCATAGTCACCGTGTGCGCGCTAGGCGGCGTCAGCGTCGCCCGCGCAATCGAAGTGTTTTTATTTGGAGGATTTTAATGAGTTTTACTTGGCCACGGGGAATGCTTCCAACAGAAGAGCGTTGGATTATGTGCATCGACATCATAAAGGAGGTGTGCGGCGCCGAAAACCGGATCATGCAAAAGAAGGTCAACATGACAAATGCCCAGCGTGAAGCCGGACAGAAAGGCGGCAGGAAGCGTAACGAGCGCCACTATCTTATCATCAAGGATATGGCTGCTGCTGGCAAAGATAACAGGCAGATAGCACGAAAACTTGATATAACGCTGCAACGATTATACGAATTTCGCTCCAAACATAAAATATGATATAAGGCTCCTACGGGAGCCTTTTTTCATGGAGGACGTAGCCATTCCCTACGCAGATGAGGAGCGCCAGAGGGCGTACAACAAAGAGTATCGCAAAAAGTATTACCAGAAGAATAAGGAAAAGATTAAGAAGCGCGTTTATGCGAATAAAAAGAAAAAGCGGCAAGAATACAACGAGTGGAAGGCTACGCTTTCCTGCGTGCAGTGCAGCTTCTCGCATCCGGCCGCATTAGACTTTCACCATGTAATAAAGAAGATAGACAACCAACGTGTTAATGAGCTCGTTAGAGCTGGACGCTTTAAAGCAGCATACAAGGAGGCGACCGAGCGTTGCATCGTATTATGTTCTAACTGCCATCGTATACACCATTGGCAAGAGCATCACGGGTATGCAGAAACGGAAGTTCAAGGAGATAAGGGCGAATGATATAGTGTGCGCAAAAGGATGCGCACAATGACACTATTAAAAGCACTAATAAGAGCACTAATCAAATCACGCATGGCTGCGGCTAAACGCGAGATCGATCGACTGCACCTGCAACGTATGACAGATAAAGAGCTAGCCGACATCGGCATCAATCGCTGCGATATTAATCGTTTGGTGTAAGTCGTGCGGAGAGCCAGTAAGTGTCGGGCTATACTGGGGAACCAACAAAACCGCCCGTGGTAGTGGACGCGGCACGTTAGTTTTGCTCTCCGCTGCGTTTTCTTAGCCTACTGAGCGGCATGGTCAACACCAAAATCGCGTTCCAAAGTGCAATTCCCATTTGCGTTGGCGTTGGCAAAAGCCAGCCTATGATAGCCAGCAAAATTACCCACATCGGGATGTCCTGATTGTTGACTGTGACGTTCTCGGCTGGGCCAAGCTCAACCTCTTTTATCGTCTCCGTCTGTACGATATCCCGACCAGCGGTAGACGTCGTCTCCTGCCCCACGACTTTCTGTTCGACCTCCCGCGCCACGTTCGTGCCGATCGGGGTCACGCTCACTCCACCAGACGGCGAAAGAAAAGACGGCAACCCCAAGCAACCCCCAAGCAACAGCGGGAGACATATGATTAACCGTGCAACCATTTTTTCACGTCGAAACATGGGCATGCTTTTGGCGCATAATTGTTGTGGCCATTCACCTTGTCGATGTCTGGAAACTCAACCTGCAGGCTCTCAATCAACGCGCGTAACTCGCGCTCTTGATCCGCAGTAAAGCTGTCACCGAATGCGTCATTGGCGCAGCCACCTCGGCCACCTACGAGCGCGATGCCAATGCTAGACTTATTACGCCCTTTTGTGTGAGCACCTCCGCGCGTGATCGGGCGTCCTGCAGCAATCTGTCCACTGCGATGTATCACAAAGTGATATCCGATATCAGACCACCCGCGTTCCTCTGTGTGCCAGCGGCGTATTTCTTTTACAACTTCGTGCGCGTCGCGATCGATGAACCATTTTGGGTTCGTAGCCGTGCAGTGCACGATGATTTCGTCTATGTGTCTCACTTGATTTCCTTTCCCATGAAAACTGCCACTGTGCCAGTCATGGCGCCAGTAACCACACTGATTAAGCCCGCTTGAGATGTGCTCAAGTCTGGCTGAGATAATGCCCATTCGATGCACCTTATGTATACTATTGTCTGGACTAACATCATAGCGCGAGGCCAAACGCGCCACTGATCAAGAATTGTTGCCATAGTGTTCTGCAATCCTCTTGTTGCTTGTAATAATCACGACCTTACCATTTTGATCGTAAACTACATATTTGCTCACCACTTCCCCATGTATACACCTAAATAGTAAATTACCAAAACACCGCCAGTGACGGCTAGGATGACGCCAGCCGCGACTTGAAGCTGCTCGATCTTTTTCTCGTGAGCAATGCGTGCAGCCTTCTTAGCTGCCTGACGCTGCTTACGCGCCTCCGCCTGCCATTGCTGCCAACGATCCCAAGTTCCCGCCGGCGCATACAGACGGCAGTAGCTCTCTAATTCTGCGCGTTGATGCTTTAACTTTTCTAATGCTTGGAACTCTTCCCAGTCACCCTGCTCACCTCCGGCTATCGCAGTCAGCGGGCTATTCTTTTTTTTCTGTACGGCTTCTTTTACGTCTTCCTCCGCCGACAGAAACTTTCCGACTGCACTAATAAGTCCGGCAGTTTCCCGACCGTTGCCAAGCGCTTGGCGAATTACCGAATAAGCTGCGTTTGCTGCGGCAATGCTCTCAAGTATAGCCATGTCATTTGTCCGCCATTTTCTCCAGAGTTAAGCGGATCTGCTGGATGTTTTCGTCGATACGCGCTGACATGATTGCCTGCGTCTGTGTGGTATCTTCTAGCTTCTGGATCATGATCTCATGGCGCGCGATATTACGTGTATTTTCGTCAACTCCGCTGGCCAGCATAGACACATACCAAACAATGCCAGCCGCTTGCACAAACACTGCTAAAATAATGCCGATTTTTTCCATCAAAATGCACCGCTGTTTTTTTTCTCACTTTAACACACTGACAACTATTGCGCCACATCTGACATTCGTGTTAACACGGTGTGAAAGCTGGAGGAATAACATGAAAGAGCTTAAGCAAATTGGCCCACGAATACGTGAGGATGTTTACGATGCACTGCACGATCACAGCGATAATACACGCATTAGCATGTCAGCGTTAGTCGAGATTGCATTGAAAGATTTACTAAAACAGGCGGGGTACGAGTTTAAAGATGATCGTCGGAATTGATTGCGGATACCGGACTGGCGGCGTGGCATTAGTAGGCGACGACTGGTCGGAAGTGCACGACCTACCTACTTATGACGAGGGTGGAGTTGACGTAGTGGCTCTTATGGATATCATCACCTCAGTCGAAAAAGTCGATCACATTTACATAGAAAAGCAGCAGGCCATGCCAAAGCAGGGCGTCGTATCGACATTTAAGCTCGGCTACGGGTTTGGTCAGATCGTATCGACGTGTGCGCTGTCACGCTCACCGTACACGCTTGTGACGCCAAACAACTGGAAGCGTGCGCTCAACTTACCGCGTGACAAAGACGCGGCACGCAGGCTTGCGCAGCAGTGGTTTCCGGATCTTGCAAAGGAGCTGAAGCGCAAGAAAGACGAACACCGCGCGGAGGCGTTGCTTATTGCGCTGTTTGGGAAGGGGAAAGCGAATGGCTAATATTCCAAAGGCCAGAGAAATATTGTTGGAGGCGCTAGAGTACAACATGGATAGCGAAGTGCGCACTCGCATTGAAAGCTCATTGAAAGAAATGTACCGTGACTACTCTTTAGGTCGTAAGGCGCCGAAGCAGTCAAAGCCAGTGACAGAGGAAACAAAACGCCTAGTGCATATATATGCAGGCAATTACCCCAACGCGACACAACAACAGATTGCAGAATATTTTGGCATCAACATGGGGCGCGTTTCAGAGATTTTAACGGGGAAAAGATAATGGCAGTTAATTACGACTTATCAAACTCGGAGTACCATGCGCTGCCACATCTCTCCGCGTCAGGTGCTAAGACGATCGCGACGCAGTCGCTGGCCGATTACAAGCACGGTGAACGCAAGGAGACGACCGCAATGCTTGTTGGCACGGCTGCGCACACCTTAGTGTTTGAGCCAAACCTAGCGGACACAATCTGGCAGTGGGATGGGCGTCGCGCCGGTAAGGAGTACAACGAGTTTAAGGACAGCGCCGACGAGGCTGGCGCGATCATCTTAAATACGAAGGAGTACGACCAAGTGAGCCGCATGGCGGAGGCGGTGCGTGCAAACCCTGTAGCCGCAGAGATGTTATCGGGCAACCTAGTCTGCGAGGCTAGCGTGCTGACCACAGACGCACTGACAGGCGTGGATCTGCGTGCGCGTCCGGACGGCTGGCGCACAGACATTGCATGCGTGCTTGACCTGAAGACGACGATCGATCCGTCGCCAGAAGGCTTCGCCAAGCAGGCCGCAAACTTTGGTTATCACATACAGGAAAGTTTTTACCGCAGGGTAATGGAGCTTGACGGCCATGAGGTCGATCGGTTTATCTTTATTGCTGTGGGGAAGGAGGCACCATACAAAGTAGGAATTTACGAACTCGACACCGAGAGCCTGAACGAGGGCGACGTGGCTGTCCAGTATGCGCTAGAGCAATTTGCGATAGCGCAAGCCAACAACGAGTGGGGCTACGATTACGGGGAATTAACGACGATCCGTATCCCGCCTTGGTCGTTCAAATTTACAGAGGCAAACTAAGTCAAGGAGACACATTATGCCAATTTCATTCGGATCAAGCGACGCAGAAGGAACAGGCGTCTATATTCGGGGCAACCTACCGCAAAACCGCTGGTGGGCTAAAACAGAGGCTGGAGACGAGCCAATTGACATGGAGCGCGGCTTTGCGTGCGACATCAAAGAAGTCGTCTTTGGATGGCTTCACATCGACGTGGGCGTTCGTGACTGGCAGCCATGGCCATCGCCTAGCCAAAAGATTGAGCGACCAAGCGAAAGCCATAAGCAAGGCTTTAGCGTCAAGTGTTGGCTCGCTGACGGGCGTGAGGCAGAGTTCAGCGGCAACTCTTACGGCTTGGGCCAGTTCATTGCAAAACTCTATAACCAAGCTGAAGGCATGGAAGAGTTCAATATGGGCAAAGTTCCGGTCGTTCAAGTAACATCGACCACACCGGTCGTCGTGGGTAAGGGAACGTCGTATGACGTCGGCTTTAACATCCGCACATGGATCGATAAGCCTACAGGCGGAGAGCCTGCGCCGGCAGCGCCTGCGCCGGCACCAGTTGATGCGGCTCCCGCGCCAGCTCCGGCAGCGCCACCCGCTGCAGCACCAGCCGAGGGGAACAACTTCGGGTTCTAACAAATGTAATAACTTCGTGGGGCATGTTAATCGTAATTATGTCCCACGACATTCAAAGCAGAACGGCGTACAGGGAAAAGAATGTCAGAAGCATATTTCAACAAAGTACTAGATGGGGCGGTGCACGACGTCATCGCATCCATGAAGGGCGGCAGAAACGAAAACCTAAATAAGGCAGCGTTTGCCATTGGGCGGCACTCGCATCTTTCACCGGCCAACACAGACAATGCGATTTTGCAGCTTCACTCGGCTGCACGCGAAATCGGGCTTAAAGATTTTGAGATTAAGTCAACTATTGGCAGCGGATTTAAGCGCGGCGCCGAAAACCCAAAGCAGCTAGAAAACTCGGATATACAGCCGTATATACCAAGTGAACTTGAACGTTTGGTTTCTCGACTGGCCAGTAAAGACTTGATTATACGCGACGAGGAAAACCGCAGCGACAAAATCAAGAAGGCGCAGGACGCTTGGGAGCGTGCAGTTCCCATCACGCGCGAAAACTTGGACGCCGTAAAGCCTGCGCTCCTTTACCTAAACTCACGTGGCCTGCGCGCATCGTCGGCCGTTGGCGTGGCAAAGTTTACGCCCAACGCCTACGACGGGCCGGCGATCATGTTTGCAGCGACAACGCCAGACGGAGTAATTGAGGGCGTGCAGCAAGTGCTACTCACGCCAGATGGAAAGAAGCGCGAGGTCAACGGGATCTCGAAATACTCGCGGGGCGTCATCGCCGGAAATGTAATGCAAATTGGCGAAGCGCAAGGCGAAACGCCGATTATCATTACCGAGGGGCCGGAGGACGCATTAAGCGTTAAGCAGGCAACCGGAGACGACGCAGCTATTATCTGCACGTTCGGCAAGGCGGGCATGGCGACATATGTACCACCGCGCGCGTCCGACGTGACCGTCTGCGCAGATCCCGACTTGGACGTGCACAAGTGCATCGACGTGCTAAAGGGTGACGGAAGCACGCAGGTGCACGTCGTGCGCTTCGATCAGCTCGACCAGCAAAACGTCAAGGACGCAAACGACTATTTACGCGAGGCCGGCGAAACAAAGTTGCGTGAAGCGCTAGCAACGGCGCAACCTTATGCCGTGATGGCGCAGCAGGAGAAGCAAGGCACACGCCAGTGGCCAACTGAGTTTGAGGTCATTGACCCGTCGCTGATACCAAAACGCCGTTGGGTTTATGGCAAGCATTACGTGCGCGGCTATGTGAGCGTGCTTGCGTCGCAGGGTGGTATCGGTAAGACGTCTATGCAGCTCGTGGAGGGCGTGTCAGTTTGCCTTGGCCAAGCATTGTTGGAGGAGGAAGTGCACGAGCAGTGCAACGTCTGGATCATCAACGGCGAAGACCCGCTGGAAGAAATGCAGCGCCGTCTCGCGGCCGTCTTCATCCACTACAACATTCAACCGGAACAAATCAAAGGGCGCCTGTTTGTCGACGCCGGACGTGAGCTGATGATACAGTTTGCAAAGCAAACGCGCGACGGCATCCTAACGGACGAAGACATGCTTGAGTACATGGTCACAATGATCAAAGAGAAAAACATTGGGCTGGTCATCATTGACCCGTGGGTCAGCTTCAACGACATCAACGAGAACGACAACGTCGCCATGAACGCGGCAGTGTCCGCTGCGCGCTGGGTCGCAGACCAGACCGGCGCCGCGGTCGTGCTAACACATCACATCCGCAAGTCAAACGGCGAAGACGCGACAATTGACAGCGTCCGCGGCGCCGGCTCTTTGATCGGTGCAGCACGTGCGGCGCGCGTCATCAACAAGGTCAGCCAAGAAGACGCCCTAAAGCTCGGCGTAAACGAGCGGGAAAGTCTCGGCATATTCCGC